TACTAACTATAATTTTTATTTTTATGTGCTTTAATCTTTCATCTCAAGTTATTGATGATGTTAGTAATAAATCAGATAAAATAGTAAAGAAATTTAAAAAGAAAAACTTTTTTAAAAGCATATATGATGATGTTTTTAAATACTCAACAGTTTATATAGCAGGTGATGTATCTAACGCTTACGAAAACACTAGAAAAGATTATTTTGTAGAAAGACCTAGCGATAATAATTTATATGATATTCCAAAAGTTATTGACGTAACAGAATATTATAAACCTGATTATCGTATCGGTGTAGGTGTTCGTAGATTAGCTAGATTTGATTATGAAATAAAACAAAACTATATAGATGGTACAGAAAATATGATAGGTTTATCTGCACCAACAGCAGCAGTAAAGGGCTTTGAGTATTTATTTCATTATGAAAGAGAAAGAGAAAGAGGAGAAGAATTTACAAACTCAAGATATTTTTTAAGACATACAGGTAAATATCATATTGTAAAACTAGAACAAAGAGAACAAGGTAACGTTGGTTTTAAATATCAATCAGGCGAAGTAAGATTTAGACTACCAATAGGAAACAAATTTAGTATTAGTTTAGGTGGTATATATAGAACACATCAAACTGCCTATGGTTATAATCCGATAGAGATATGGTTAAACGAAACTGCTATATGGGTAAACCCTAATACAGGAGAAGAAATAGAGTACCCAGCTAATGCTTGGTATTCACTTGGCTATCTTTATGGCTATACAGATCACTTGACTAAATATACAGATATAAATACAGGCGAAGAAAGATTCGACTGGATATGGAAAGATAGTAATGGAGATATAGTAAGTTATTCAGATATACAATTCAGACAAGAAATCTTTGGAGACTTAATGAATAGATATAACAATGAGATATGGGACGAGTTAGATGGTTTTGGTGTTGTGTCTCCGATCGTTGGATTTGATTTTTATTATGCTAGAAGTAAATTTTGGTCTCATATATATGGAAGTTATTTACCACCATATCATAAATACGTACAAGGAGACGAACAGTATTCTTATATGAATAGAAACAACTGGGGTAAAGGTGGTTTAAGAAAAGATAGTGAATTAGAGCAATGGGAAGATTATCAAGCTGGTGCAATTATAGGAATTAAACTTAACAGGTTTGGTATATTCATTGAGGGAGAATACACTAAGTTTTGGGACACAGAAATATTTAACAGCTCAATAGGCATAAATTATAGGTTATGAGTACAGAATTATCAGAAGATACAAAATTAACACTTGATCTAAAAACAATAGGAATTATTGTAGCAGGTGTTTTATCGTTAGCGAGTATGTGGTTTACTTTACAAGGAGATATAAACGATTTACAAAATAAAATTGATAGTCTAAGTGGCGAGGAATTTGTTAAGAAAATGGAATTTCAGCTAAAGGACGAACTGGTGAGATCGACTATTATTACAATAGAAAAATCTACAGATGGTTTAAAAGAAGATATATTAGACAATAAAGAATCAATAAAAGAGTTAGAAGATAAAGTTTATAAAAGATGAAAAATTTAATTACAATACTTATACTTTTTATATGTAGTTTTTCTTTTAGTCAAGATATGACTATTTTACATATAAACGCTAAATGGAATCAGTCTAATGACTATGATCTAAAACGTATTAAACACGCTAAAGTTTTAATGCTGTTTTTAGAAGAACAAAAATCTGAATTAAAATCACAAATAAAATCAGTACCTACTATTGTATTAATTGGAAAAGATGGAAAACCTAAAGGTCAATGGTCAGCAGGTTTAGCTTTTAAATTAGAAGTGCCTATTGAAGAAATACAAGGTAGGATCAACAAAATACTATTTAAAGACTAATGAGAAAAATAAATAAATTAATAGTACATTGTTCGGCTACACCTGAGTTTAAAGATTTTGATGTAGACGATATAACAGAGTGGCACGTTAAAGGTAATGGCTGGTCAGACTGTGGTTATCATTATGTTATAAAACTTGATGGTACAGTACAGGATGGTAGACCTATTGAAAAAATAGGCGCACATTGTAAGGGAAACAATAGAGATAGTATTGGTATTTGTTATATAGGTGGTATGGATAAAAATATGGAAGATTGGAAAGACACTAGAACAACTGAACAATGCGATTCACTTTATAATTTATTAAGTGAACTAAAAATAGAATTTCCTGATGTTATTGTTTATGGGCATAAAGATTTTACTGATAAAAAAGAATGTCCTAGCTTTGATGCTAAAGAAGAATTTAAAGAAATAAGTAATGAGTAAAAAACCTTTCAAACAAACAACTATTGGTAAAATGTTACTTGGCGCAGCTGGGTTAGTAAATCCAACGCTTGGTAACGTATTACAGGGTGTTATAAGCCCAAAAGAAGCGATTTCAGAAATAACTAAAGCAAAGATATCAAATGATGATAAAATCAAGTTACAACAGCTTATTTACGATCAACAAAATAAAGAGATAGAATCAATAACGAGCAGATGGAAAGCAGATGCAAATAGCGATTCTTGGTTAAGTAAGAACGTTAGACCTATGGTGCTGGTATGGTGTATAGTAATATTTTCATTTGCTGGTATATTAGATAGCGTAGATAACATTCCTTTTCATATAAACGAAGTATGGAATGATACTTTTGAAAAAGTTATGATGGCAGTTGTTTTAGCTTACTTCGGTGGCAGGACGACTGAAAAAGCAACAAGTATGTTTAAGAAATAATTATGGAAGAATTAAAACACATTTTAGGTGTCTGTGGTGAGCCACATATAAATATTTATACAATAATATTATTTATAGTATTATCATATATTTTATTTAAAATTAAGATTAAAAATGGCACGTAAATTAAAAATAGAAGTTTATAGATCAAAAAGTAGAAAACGAAAGGGAGTACACTCTAAAACAAAATGTAGTAAGGTAAAGGGTAGTAGGAATTATAAAAAAAAATATAGAGGTCAAGGTAGATAGATATATAAGTAAATAAGTATATATAAGTATATATATTTATATAAGTATATATATATAATTAAAATATAAAAATTTTATAATTTAGCAAATACTATGATAAAAAATATTGAAATTGATATGAATTTAAGAGAACAAGTAAATAAAATAATGTCTTATACCTCGATAAAAGGGCAAGAAAAAATAGACAGATTACTATTCTTAAATGCTGATCAATACTGTAACCTTGGTAAAGATTCCACCAAAACAGAACGTCAAGCAGCCGAAGTTAATAGTAGGTATATATATAAATCAATTAAACAAATTGATGTATATTTAGGATCGTTTCTGTTAAAAGCGAATGAGGAGTAAAAGAAAAAGTTTAATTAAAAAACTTGATACAGTATTTAGTAAGTATATAAGAAGAAGAACAGCAGACCACAAAGGCGTTGTTGAATGCTTTACCTGTGGAAAAAAAGATCACTGGAAAAAAATGCAGTGCGGACACTTTCAGAGCCGAAAACACTACTCAACAAGATGGAACGAAGATAATTGTCAAGTACAATGTGTAGGCTGTAATATGTTTAAAGCAGGAGAACAATATAAGTTTGGACTTAAATTAAATATGATTTCTCCAAATACAGCAGAAAATTTGTTTTTATTAGCTAAAAATATAAAAAAATTTAATAATTTAGATCTCGAATTGATGATTGAAAAATATCGTCAGTTTAATGAAAATCTCTCATCTTCATAGAGGGGTTTTTGTATTTATATTTATTTAGAATAGGGAGACTTCGGTCTCCTTATTTGCTTATTTCAATTATTTTTATTATTTTTGTTATAAATAAATATGAATATGAATAATAAATATAAAATACATAAAGTTAAATTAAACCACCCTAAACCAAATTTTTTAAAAGCAAAATTAATTAAATTGTTTGAATGGATTTTAGGTGGTAGATTTATCGATAGACAAAAAATAGACAAAGAAATATTAGAAATAATAAATAGAGAAAAAGAATATAATCTTAATAAATATAAATATGATACAATATACCACTAAACTTTACATTATTGAATTTAACTATAAAGGTAAAGACATTACAGTAGAATATAATTTTACAAAAGCAGAACTTGGTTATCTTAATGGCACAGGAACTTTTGATGGTGTTGAGATAGTAAAAGTATTAGTTGATAATACTGATGTAACTAGATTATTACATTATGATTTTATCAGAGAAATAGAAAACATAACAAAAGATAAACATTTAGGTAATTTATAATTATGAATAAAAAACCAAATACAAAAAAAATATTTAATATTGCAATGGCTGATATGAATGATGAATTGTCATTAGTTTGGAAGCCAATTGAAGACTATGTTTTGTGCCATACTGATTATGATTTATCAGTCAAGTTTAGTAAAAATTGGGTAATGCCATATAGTCGATTAACAAGTAGCTTACACTTTTGGCACCCTGTTTCAAAAACATATTTAGATACTAAAGAACAAAGACAACTAAATAAAGAATTAGGTTTAACAAAAACAGAAACAATTAATAATTTTTATAAATTATGAGTGAAACAGATTTAGAAGCAAGAAAAATATTTCAAATTGAAGTAAAAACAGATATTAATATTTGGGCAGATTCAAAAGAGGAAGCCATAAAAAAATTTAAGGATGAATATGTGAATTATGATTATGACGATCCTTATCATCCTCAATATGATTTTGAAATGACAGGCAAAATGTGGGAAGTTTCATATGAGCCTGAACATAATTGGGTAAAATTATTAATTAACGAAAAAAAAGAAATATAAAATGGATTTTTTATTAGCAAGATTAGATCAATTAGAAAAAGATCGTAAAGCATTAATTAAAGAAAACCAAGAGTTAAGAAATGAATTAGCAGATGAGAAAATCAAGGTGAGATTGCTTCAAGCAAAAGATGAAATAATTTACGAAAGAAATAGTGAAGAATATTTTAATGAAAAAAAATAATTATATTTAAATATGGAATACACAAGTACGATTAAATCAGTAGTAAAAAAAGAAAGTTTTAACACACCTGACGGTGCTTTAATGAATAAATATATAGTGCAGTTTGCTAATGGGCATAATCCTAATATTTATATGACAAAAGAGTTTCCTAAAAATGTAGGAGATGAAGTATCTTATAATTTAGATAAGTCAAAAAATAAAGCTAAACTTATATTACAAAATAAAACTCAAAGCTATTCAAACCCTAAAGACGATATACAAAAATTTATTATAAGACAAAGTTGTTTAGATCGTGCAACAGAATTATTAAAAGATCGCAACTATAATTGGGAACTTGACTCAAATAGAAAAAAATTAACAGATTTAGCAGAATATTTAAAAAATTACGTATACAATGGATAAAAATAAAATAGATTTTATAAGTGGCTTATTCCCACAACCAACAAAAGTTGATTGGATAAATAGTAATGTTGGAATTAATATACCTACATTAAGAAAAGAGCTTGATCGTTTAGAGCAGTATCAAAACGAAAAGGGTTGGGTTAATATATGTTTATGTCAAGCTAAAAATGGCAAACAATATTTTAAACGAGATGATTATAAACCAAAAGAAGAAGTAAAAGCTGCTGACCATAATCCTGACAGAGAAGATTTACCATTTTAAAAATTTTTATATTTTAGCTAAATGCTTATAAACTATGATGATGAGATTGATAAAATTATAAAAATAAGAAAAGGCAAGATACAAGAGGGTTATAAACTTGATTTACCTGAAATAGATGAATACTTTAGATTTAAAAAAGGTAACTTTAATTTAATATTAGGACACGCTAATACAGGTAAAACTACTATCACTTTATTTTTAATGTTGCTTTATTCTTTGAAGCACAAGTTAAAATGGCTAGTATTTAGTAGCGAGAATGATCCTCATACAATTATAAAAAAGTTAATTGAGTTTTTAGAATCAAAGCCTATTAATAAAATATCTACCGATAGGTTTGACAAACATTGTCAATTTATATTTGATCATTTTAAATTCGTAGATACTTCAGAATTATATACATATAAACAATTAATTAAATTCGCAGAAGCAGTTAAACAGGCTTGGAACTTTGATGGCTTTTTAATTGATCCTTATAATAGTTTAGTTAAAGATCGTGAAATTTTAAAAGGATTAAATGGTCACGAATACGATTACGAAGCAACAAGCGAGATGAGATTGTTTTGTAAAAGAAACAATGTAAGTATATGGCTAACAACTCACGCAGCCACAAACGCATTAAGAATTAAACACCCTATTCAACACGAATATGCAGGACACCCCATACCACCATTAGCAAGTGATGTTGAGGGTGGGGGTAAGTTTGTAAACAGAGCAGACGATTTTATTGTAATACATAGATATATCTCACACCCAAGTGAGTGGATGAATAATCACATTCATATTAGAAAGGTAAAAGACAACGATACAGGTGGTAGACCAACTCCGATTGATAATCCAATTATGATGAAAAGTATTAAAAATAATGTAGGGTTTGAAATAAATGGCAAAAAAACACTAAATTTAGCATTAGTTGAACAAATTAATGCACCATTCTGATCTAAAAAAAAAGCTAACAGACCGACATAAAGACTGGATTAACATTGTGCGATCCTTTGGTTTAAAAGACTATGCTGAGGATTTAGTACAAGAAATGTATATTAGAGTTATAAGATATATTGATGATGGTAAAGATATAAGTTATAAGGGTGATATTAATTATATATATATTTATCAGTGTCTAAGGCATATGACTATCAACTTGAAAATAAAAAAGGCAAAAATAAATGTTATTAATATAGATGACTATTTATATAAGCTAAAGAAAAGTAACAATTTAGATGAAGATATAGAAAAAACATATAAACGAATAAATAAAAAACTTGATGAAATGTTTTGGTACGATTCAAAGGTATATAGAATAATTGAGGGAGGTATGAGTATTAAAGAATTAAGCAGACAAAGTAAAATAAGTTATTATAGTTTATATAGAACGTATAATAAAGTAAAAGATATATTAAAAAATGAAATTAGGTGATTTAGTTTACTATATAACAAAATATACAGGCATAAGATATGTATGGAAAAAGTTATACCCTGACTGTGATTGTGATAAAAGAAGAAAAAAATGGAACAAGATAAAATTGTAGATCGCAAAGTGTGGAATAAAATTGCATCAACACTTAAAAGTGAAATGGTGTATGAAGATTTTCAATTAATGTGTAAGCTACACGCTAAATATAAAAAGCATAAATACCACGAGCCAAACTTTTGTAGTTGTAATGCAAAACAAATTAATAACTGGATTAAAGAGGTTAGTGAATGTCTAAAATAAATACAATTCATAAATGGGAAAAAGCAGTTGTAGCTATTTTAAATATTATAGGCTGGGATTTAAAATGGAGCAAGAATGAGTATGAACATTATGATGCAAGAGGATTAACACCTAAAGGATTTGAATGTGTAATTGAAATGAAGTTTAGAAATGATTACTACGAAAAAAAACTATTAGAAAAATATAAATACGACAAGTTAATGGAAATGGATAAAGATATTGTAAAACTTTATTTCGTAAACGATCCAAAAGCTAACTACCTTTTTTGGCTTAATGAATTAGAATTAAAAGAAACAACTCAGCTTTGGTGTCCTGAAACTACACTTTGGAAAAGTAAAAAAATTAGAAAAGTATGTTATCTAATAAATGAAAGAGATGCAATTATTACTAATATAAATTAAAATGAATTATAAGCCATTACCAAAACAGGTAACAATTAAAAAATCTACAATAGATGGCTTAGGATTATTTGCAACAAAAAATATTAAAGCAAATACTTTAATTGGTAAAACACATATATTAAATAAAAGCTACCCTAATGGTTATATTAGAACACCACTTGGAGGTTTTATAAATCATAGTGATTTGCCGAATGCTAAATTAATTAGCTGCACACAAAGTAGAGATGTAGATTGTGAAACATTAATACTTAAAATTATCAAGGATATTAAAAAAGGTGATGAGATTGTATTAACTTATAGTATGTACACTGTTTAATTTTTTTTTTTTATTTTTGTATAAAATAAATATAATATGCAATTTTTAATCTTCGAAGCAGCTTTTAATTATATAGGTCAAATATTAATTAATGAGTATGATCAAAAAACAAATAAAGAAATACATAATAAAATAAAATGTATTAATAAAATGTATATGTATACACATATGCTTAAAACTGAATATGATATTTTAAATGACAAATATTATAATCTTGAATCAAAACATAATAAAGAAATACAAAAACTAAAAAACAAATTAGATGAAGCAAATGACACTATTAGATTCGCAGACTTGGGAAGTAAGCGATTTGGAAAAAAAAATGATTGATGATGATTTTTATTATGACTATTTAGGTAAAGCAGCACTAAGTAGCTCGACAATAAAACACTTATTAAAAAGCCCAAAAAAATATAAGTATCTTACAAAATATGCACAACCTATGACACCAGCTATGAAAATGGGTTGGTTATTACATTGTGCAGTATTAGAGCCTGAGAAATTTAGTAAGCAAGTATTTATTGATGTTCAAAGTAGAGTCACTAAAAAGTTTAAAGAAGCCGAAAAAGAAAATAAAAATATATTTACAGCAAAAGAAAGATCAGAAACAGAACGATTACAAGATGCTATATTTAGAAACGAACAAGCACTTAAACTATTGACTAAATGTGAATACGAAGTACCAAAAATAGGAATGATAAATGGAATACCTTTTCGTGGTAAAGCTGACGTATGGTGCAAAGATCGTATAGTTGATTTAAAAACTACAATGGATATTGAGCTTTGGGAACCTGAAAGAAAGTATGCTATTGGAAGCCCTTATAAATTACATTATGATGTTCAAGTATTTATATATTGCACTATTTTTAACATTAGTTATGAAAAATTTGTATTTTTAATTATTGACAAAGGCTCACTAGATATTGGTATAAAAGATTGTAGTGAAGAATTTTATAATAGTGGTAAACAAAAAACATACGAAGCTATTGCAAGGTATAAACAATTTTTTATAGATGGTGCTGACATTGATAGCTATACAATAAGAGGAACATTATGATGCAAAAGGTTTACAAATCGCATAATAAATGGTTAGACATAACAAAAACCTTTGGAGATATACCTAAACGTTATGCCGAAGATATTGTAAGCGATATGTATTTACGTTTGTATCAAAAAATTAAAAAAGGTCAAGATATATCATATAAAGGTCATCCTAATTATTATTTTATATATAAAATGCTAAGAGGTATTTCTATTGACTACTTTCGCAAATATAAAAAAATAGAAATGTTATTATTAAGGATTGATAACAAAGGAGATTTAATTGTAAAAAATAAAGAAGGTAGATACTTAACAACATCTGTAACGAAATTAAAAGCACCTGAAATATTCAATTATAAGCTTCATTATAATAAGTTTTTAAAAATTATAAGTGAAGAAAAACAAAAAACAAGTAATTTATATTATCATCAACAACATTTTAAAGTGTTTGAAGATATTTATAACAACGATTTATCTATAACAGATTATACAAAATTAGTTGGAGCTAGTTATTATACAGTTCATAATAGTTATACAAAAGCAAAAAAAATATTAAAAGATAAATTAATAAACAGCTTATGATAAAAAAAGTAAATATATCACAAATAAAAGAAAACAAAAATAACCCAAGAGTTATAAAAGGATATAAATTTGAAAAACTTGTCAAGAGTATAAAAGATTTTCCTGAGATGATGCAATTAAGACCTATAATAGTAAACGATAAAAATATAATACTAGGTGGTAATATGAGGTATAAGGCTTCTGTGGAAGCAGGGCTAAAAGATATTTATATTGTTCAAGCAAAAGATTTAACACAAAAGCAACAAGAAGAATTTATAATAAAAGACAACAGTAGTTTTGGTGAGTGGGACTGGGATATATTGGCTAACGAGTGGGAGATTAAAGAGCTATCAGACTGGGGTTTAGATTTACCTAAGATATATTTTGATGAGGATAAAGAGCCTGAAATTGACAAAGATATTTTTGATCACGAGCTTGATACATATATAAATGCAAAAATAAAACAGATTACTTTATATTTTAATGCTGATGATTATGAAAAAGCAATTAAGGATTTACAAACAATAAGAGAAAAGGAAAATCTTGACGACAACACACAGGTATTTAAATTTTTGATTGATAAGTATGGATTATAAAATTGCTATTCCATCATACAAAAGACCACAAACGATAAAAAATAAAACTTTAAAATTGTTATCTAAATATAACATTGATAAAAACAAGATAACTGTATTTGTAGCAAATAAAGAGGAAGAAAAAATATATAAAGATAGCTTAGGTGCTGAATATAAAATAGTTATAGGTGTGCCAACAATAGGAAAGCAAAGAAACTTTATAGAAAAATACTATAAAGAGGGAACAAGGCTAATGATGTTTGATGATGATATAGATGCGGTGATGCGAAAAAAAACTGCAAAACTTATTGAGGTAAATGATTTAGAAAAAGATGTTATATATAAGGGGTTTGAATGTTGTGCAAAAACAAAGGCTAAAACATTTGGAATTTATGCTGCAGGTAATCCATACTTTATGAAAAACAGAATATACACAAAACTCTGTTATATAATTGCAAGTATGTTTGGAGTGGTTGTGCAACACGATCCTTTTTTAGAAAGGGTAACAAACCACGGAGAGGATTATGAATATAGTATCAGACAATATATAAAAAATAAAATGCTAATTAGATTAGATTATTTGACAGTAAAATCAAATTATTATAAAGAAGCTGGAGGTTTGCAAATAATAAGAACACCAGAATATGTTTATAATTCAATATATCAAATACAAAGTATGTTTCCTGAGTATTGTAAAATGTATATTAGAAAAAGCACAGGTAATGCAGAATTAAGATTAAAAGATATGAGATGAAAAGAATAGACGTTACAAGAAAACCTATTGACAAAAAAGATTACATTAGAAGAACAGCACAACTTAGTGATGTGTCAAGGCATATTAATGAAGATGTAATTATATATCACGATAACAAACCCATATTACTTTATAGAATATTACCAAAAAAACCAACAGATGTTAGGTGGGCAGTTAAAAACATAAAATATGGCACAGGAAGAAGAACTCACGGTTTAGTAAACACAAGTGCAGTATTTGGATATAATCCAAGACAAGAAAACAGACGTGATTATTGTAGTGCAAGTGCAATGGGAACAACACACCCTAAACAACATTATATTATTAGTAATTATGCTAAAGAAGTATCTAAGTTTTATCACGAGTTTTTTCCTAAAACATACTACGATCATAGAGACAAAGTAAAAAAGAATGTTAAAAAACAATGGGTTATAAATGGAAGTGTTTTCACAAGTGGCATTGTAAATAAAAACAATCAGTTAAAATATCACTATGACAAAGGCAACTTTAAAAACGTATATAGTAATATGATAGTGTTTAAAGGAGATGTAGATGGGGGACACTTGGTTATACCTGAAATTGATATATCTTTAGAAGTAGCAGATAATTCATTAACAATATTTGATGGGCAAGACTTATTACACGGAGTTAGCCCTATTGAATATATACACGAAGAAAGTTATAGATATAGTGTTGTTTATTATTCATTAGAAAGAATGTGGCAATGTATGACTGTTGGGGAAGAAATATCAAGAATTAGATCAAAGAAAATGACAAGAGAAATTAACAGACTTGATCCAAAACATTTAGACACATTAAGGCAAAGAAAAAAAGAAGCCAAAGATTATAAAGAAAGTATAGAAAATGAACAAAAGTGAACACATAAAAAAAGGATTACTTGAAGCATTAGAAAAATCATTAGGAGTTGTAACTACTGCTTGTAAACAAGTCGGAATAGGTAGAACAACCTTTTATAATTATTATAATGAAGATAAAGAATTTGCAAAGAAAGTGGATGATATAGAAAATGTAGCGTTAGACTTTGCTGAAAGTCAGTTACATAAACAAATACAAGATGGATCAACAGCAGCAACTATATTCTTATTAAAAACAAGAGGTAAAAAAAGAGGGTATGTTGAACGTCAAGAGATTACAGGTGCAGATGGAATACCAACTGATGTTAAAATAGAAATATTAGATGCAAATAAAAGTACAAAGTAATGTTGTATTTAAACACCTTGTAAATAGTGATAAGAAAATTATAATTAATCAAGGGGGTACAAGAAGTGGGAAAACGTATAATATTCTTCTTTTTATTATCTTTTATTATTGTTTACGAAATAATAAGAAAATTATTACTATATGTCGTAAAACTTTTCCTGCACTTCGTGCAACTGTTCTCAGAGATTTTTTAAGTATATTACGAAAGTATGACTTATATAAAGAAGATAAACACAACAAATCAAGCAGCGAGTATTCTCTTTTTGGTAATCTTATTGAGTTTATTAGCTTGGATCAGCCTGTCAAAGTTAGAGGTAGAAAACGAAACCTCTTATTTATTAATGAAGCAAATGAATTATACTTCGAGGACTGGCAGCAGCTATTATTTAGAACAAGTGAAAAAATAATACTAGACTACAACCCTAGTGAAGAATACCATTGGATATACGATAAGATAATACCAAGAGAAGATGCAAGTTTTTTAAAAACAAATTATTTAGATAATCCTTTTTTAGAAAAAACATTAGTAGATGAAATCGAAAGACTTAAATATACTGATGAACAATACTGGCAAATTTATGGATTAGGAGAAAAAGGAATAAGCAAAGCTATTATATTTAATTATTATGAATATAATATACTACCAAGTGAAGCTGAATTTATTGCTATGGGTATGGACTTTGGCTTTACAAACGATCCAACAAGTTTAGTAGGTGTGTGGATTAATGGTTTAGATTTATATATAAAAGAATATCTATATAGAAATATGATGACGACAAATGATATACATAATAAATTTAAAGAAGTAGTTACAAATCAAGTTATTTATGCCGATAGTAGTGAGCCAAGAACAATAGAAGAATTACGAAGAATGGGCTGGAGAATAAGGGCAAGTTTAAAAGGTAGAGATTCTGTTAATGCTGGTATTGATTTATTAAAAAGATATAAAATACACATACATAAAGATAGTGTTAATGCAATACAAGAGTTTAGAAATTATAAATGGAAAGAAGATCGCACTGGTAAATTAACCAATATGCCTGAAGATAAACATAATCATATTACTGATGCAGTCAGGTATGCTACTTATTCAATATTAAGTAAACCTAACTTTGGTAAGTATGCTATTAGATAATATCAATTATTTTTATTATATTTGTATTAAATAAATATAAATTATGAACAATCCATTTGAAATTATCGGTTATTCTATTGACTACTACATTCGTGGTAAATATATAGGATCAATAAAAAATGATAAACCTGACAGAGATGTTATGGGTTATCACGGAAGAAAAACATTTAAACTTTTATCAGATATTATATTA